CACGCACATGGAATGGCCCGACGACACCGCCCCCGCTTTGCCGATGGCCTGCTACTACGGCGACGACGTACCCATAACCGCAGGCGACATTCAGATCGCCGTCAAGCACAAGTGGACCGTGGAGCTATACGAGAAGCGTCGCGACAAGGGCCTGGAGACGAACCTGGCGAATGCGCTGAGGGAAGCCTTCGGGTCGATAGGGCGGAGCGAATCGTACGTCGAAAACGACAACATGCTCCTGGTCGCATACACGTTCAGTCAAATCGAAGGAGGATTCGATGGCTAGGAAAGTACGTTTCGGACTGCGTAACACCAAGTACGCAATCTACAACCCCACCACGGGGGAATACGGCTCCGTCAAGGAGATGCCGTGGGCGGTCGCGCTGAGCTTGTCCGCAGAGGGCGGCGAGGGCACCGATTTCTACGCGGATGACACCATCTGCTACAAGTTCGCGGGAACCAACGGCGGCTACAGCGGCACGCTCGAGCTTGCCAACATCCCCGATTCCATCCGCGCAGACCTGCTCGGCGAAATCGCAGACCAGGCAACTGGCGTCCAGTTCGAAATCGGCAACGCCGAACCGGCGCAGTTCGCTTTCATCACGGAGATGCAGACGGACAACGGCCCGATGGGCTTCGTGTTCTACAACTGCAAGGCTTCGCGCCCCGACATCGCGGCGAACACCAAGAGCGACAACCCGAGCGTCGACACCGAGACGCTCTCGATCAGCATCGCCACTCAGGAGTTCACCTACGACGGGTCCAAGAAGCTGTTCATCCAGGGCCACATCCAGAAGACCGACCAGAACGCGGCTCTCTACAACGAGTTCTTCTCGTCCGTCGTGACCCCGGGCGGAGCCGAGTCCGGCCTGTCTGCTTAAGGAGGATAGATGTTCGAAGTCAAAATCGGCGATGAAACCCGCAATGCCCAGGTGACGTTCTACACGGCCCTCGTCTACGAGAACGAGTTCGGCAAGGACATGCTGAAGGAGTTCTTCGGAGTGCAGGCGCTCAGGGACCCGATTGCTGATGACGGGGACGTTCTGAGCGTGGACTTCACGCGAATCAACTGGATCGCCGCGTCGAAGGCGCTCTGGGCGGCCATCAAGACCGCCGATGAATCGGTCGAGCCTTACGGCCTCTGGGTCAAGAAGTCGTCGGGAGCGAACATGTGGCTCGTCTACGAGCAGCTCGCTGCCGAGATTGCGGACTGCTTCTTTCGTGCCGAGGCTGCCGGACAGGAGACCGGCAAATAAAGACGGAGAACAGAAACAGGGAACGGGCAGGCCGTACACGCGAATGGCGATGAGCGGCCTGTCCGCTGGGCTAACCATGCCAGATTTGAGGACCATCAAATACACGCATCTCATGCAGATGCTCTGGGAATGGGATGAGATGCACGGGGCCGAATACGACGAGATTGTAGAGGCCACAAGCGCGGACGTCATGTCCCTCACCAAGCTGTAAGGAGTTGAAATGGGCGACGCATTCAGGGGATTGACTCTGCGAATCGGGGCAGATGCGCGTCCGTTGCAGGCGACCATCGCATCCATAAAATCCGCTGCGAGCGGAGCCGAGCAGCAGCTCCGCGCCATGAACAAGGCGCTCAATTTTGATTCCACGAACGTAAGCGCGATGAGTTCGCGCCTCGACCTCGCAGAAGACAAGGCGAAGCTCGTTGCAAGATCCGCCGAGAGTATTGGCCGCGCAATGCGCCAAGCGGCTGAGAGGACAGTCGAGTTCAGCTCCAAGAGCGGCTTGGCAAGCGGCAAGCTCGAAAGCGTTGCCGCGAAGACGCGTGAGGTCTATGCAGCAACGCAGAAGACGCTCAGCGGGTACAACCACGTCAACGTCGAGCTTGAGACGTTCTACAACGAGATGAAGAAGGTCGCGCAGGTCAAGCTCGGCCTGAACGCGGAAGAAGCAAGTAAGCATGTAAAGAATCTCGTTTCCGCGCTTTCCGGTACGCGTGAAGAGGCTCTTAAAGCGCAGGGCGCTCTCAACCAGCTCATAAGGTCTGCGTCACGCAACGGCGATTTAGCCGATAAGTTCGGCGTCGCGAAGTCGTCTGCCTCGGTAGAGAAGCTGGTAAACGCATTTTACAAGCTGCGCAGAGAGCACGACCTGTTCCAGAGCGATTTAAGTAGCATCAAGGAGGTCGAAGGCTACCGTGCGATGCAGACGCAGCTCATCGCTGTGCGCTCGGAGTTGAGGGCCGCCGCCTCCGAAGCTGTGAGATTCAGCACGGAACTCTACAAGATGGGGTCGTCCGAAGGGCTGCATAAGGCATTGGCCGACGTGCGCTCTTTGGACGGTGCCATCGAGGCGTCAAGCGCATCGGTCCGCGAAATGGACGCCGCTTTCAATCTGATGCCTGCCGATATAGGAGCCGCTGAAGCGAAGACCCGCGCAATGGCGGATAACTTCTCCGCATTGAGGACGAAGCTGAAGGCCGCCGAGGAGGTCGTCCAGAAGATAGGCTCAGACCCGGCGTTCGATAAGCAGGCCGCGAAAATCGTCAACGTCCATACCGCTCTTGCGAAGGCTGAGAACGAGGCCACATCATATAAGGCGAAGATAAAGGAAGTCGAGCAGGCCGTCGAGGCCCTCAACGACGAAATCAAGGAAGGCAACCAGAACGGCTGGGACAAGCAGAAGCGCAGCCTTGAGGAAGTCCAGAACGAGCTTCGCCAAGCGAAGATGACGCTTGCCGAATACGAGGCCAAGTTCGAGCAGGCAGACGCACGCCATAGGAGCGCATCCATGGCTGTCGCGTACAGGGAAGCCTCCGAGAGCGTGATAAAGCTCAGGGCGGAGCTTGCAAAACTCGACCCGAGCATAGACAGGCTCCGCGTCCTCAGCGATAGGTTCAGGGCGATCAGGACGGCTGGCTACGGCCTCTACTCGACGATTACCCCCGCGCTCATGATGATAGGCCGCTACGCCATCAACGCGGCTGAGCAAATCGACTCGGCATACCGCGACATGCGCAAAACGGTCAACGGCACGGAAGAGGACTTCGAGAATCTCAAGCAGGCAGCAATAGACTTCTCGAGGACGCATGTCACCACCGCCGAGCAAATGCTTGAAATCGAGTCGATCGGCGGCCAATTGGGAATCGCGGTAGAGAATCTCCAGACATTCGGAGAGGTCGTCTCGAATCTCGATATCGCCACGAACATCGATGCGAACGACATAGCAACCTACATCGGCCAGCTGTCGAACATCATGCGCGACATCGACACGAGCGATACCGAGAAATACCAACAGGACATCACGGCGTTCTCGGACGCCCTGGTTCGTCTGGGCAACAACTCTGCTGCCCAGGAATCGAACATCATGAAGGTCATGATGCGCATTGCATCCCTGGGCAACATCTCCGGGTTCACGACGCCTCAGCTCTTGGGCATCTCGACGGCAATCGCCGCGACGGGCCAAGGCGCTGAAGCCGCCGGTACTGCAATCGCGAGGACGTTCTCGAACATCGAGGCGGCTGTAGGCCAGGGCGGCGATAAATTACAGGCGTTCGCCCAAATCTCAGGCATGTCCGCATCGGATTTCGCAGACGCGTGGAACGGCGACCCGATAGTCGCCTTCACGGCGTTCATCAAGGGTCTGAAGGAGATAGACGAAGCAGGCGGCTCGGTCGACAACACTCTTGCATCTCTCGGGATAAACAGCGTAAGGCAGAAGCAGGCTTTGGAGGGCCTCACCAACACGTTCGACATCATGACCAGCTCTGTGAACATGTCCGAGGACGCGTGGGCGGGTATGTCGACCACCATGGCGGACGGCAAGGTTGAGAAGGCAGGGGACGCCGCACGCGAGGCGGCGAGGAAGTCCGAGGGCTTCTCAGGCGCTATCCAGATGCTCAGGAACAATGCGACGGCATTGGCGGAGTCGCTTGCGCAAGGGGCGGCCCCCCTCATCTCCGGCCTTGCTGTCGTGTTCCAGGGCCTCACAACCGCGTTGAACGCTCTGCCCGGACCGATTAAGACAGCCATCGTGCTGTTCGGAGGTTTTGTCGCGGCGTTAGGGCCTGTCGGCATCGCGATAGGCGCTATCGGAGACGGAGTGCTGAGGGTCAAAGAGACGATTTCGAAGATGAAGCAGAGTCTACTCGCTGCGAAGGCAGTCCTCACGGCGAGCGCAGCGGCCTCGTCCGAGGATGCCGCAGCCAATCTCGCAGATGCTATTGCGCAGAGAACGAACGCGAAGGAGGCGTTGAAGAACGCCGCAGCGCAAGGAAACAAGAAGGGCGTCGTCGAGGGCGTCAAGGCTGTGACAGCCGCAAACGCGGCAGTTACAGCGGCAGAGACGGCGATGGAAGAGGCCAACTCCGCCGCCACGGCCGAGAACGCAGGGCAGAAGACCTTCCTCACCGGCGTAACGAGCGCGTTGACAGGAGCGGTTACGAGCCTGTCGACGGCGTTGGGCATCTCGAACGCCATGCTGCTCGGCTATGCCGCTGCGGCGGTTGCAATCGGCGTCGTAACAGCCGCCGTCATATCGGCGGCGATGCCGGCGAACCAGCTTACCGAACAGACCAAGGCGCTTGCGGAGGAAACGGATGCGGCGAAGGCGAAATACGAGAAGCTCGCAGCCGAACTCGGGGCAGGCAGCGACGAGGCGCTCGCGGCCAAGGCAGCCTACGATGAGCTGAATGCCAAGCTCCAGGAAAGCAGCCAGACCGTAGGCGAGCTCGTCGAGGAGACGAACAAGGAGGTCGAAGCATCCAGGGAGATGCGTGCGAACCTCAAGGAGGCCGCCGACGAAGCCGATTCGAGCGCAGGCTCGTTGCTCCATACGAAAGACGCGATCAACGAGCTTAGGTCATCCGACGACGATGCATCGAAGGCCAAGCTGGCAGCGTACATAGCGACGCTTAACTCTGAGGTGAGCGGCTATAACCTCACGGTCGAGGATGCCATCAAAGGCACGGATAATTTCAACAGCGCGATGTCCGACCTCGAGGAGCTGATCAGAAACACCAAGCTCGACAACGCATTCCAGGGACTCGTCACGGCTTCTGAGAAGCTTGACGAGCTTCAGGGGCAGATGGACAAGCTCGTCGAAGGCCAGATCTACTCGGTCGATGAACTCAAGGCGCGCTACGAATCGTTCATGGCGGGTGACATAAGACTCGGTGCCGACGACGCCGCAATCGCATGGGCCGACCTCGACGCCGAGATCAAGAACGTCGAATCGGATATAGACGGCTACAACGAGAAAATCCAGGCGAACCTCGACAAGAGCAAGGCCGTAAGCGAGGTTCTGCGGCTCGAAAGCTCGATGAACCTCGAAAGAAGCAAAGCTATAGCATACGTCAACGATGTCATGGCAACAAACATCGAGCTTTCCGACGTGCAGGCTGCCGAGCAGGAGAAGAACAACGATACCATCGCAGAGGCCACCGAGGCTTACAGCACGTTTGCGGATGCCGTAGAAGAGGCTTGCGAGAAATATCCAGAACTCGACGAGATTATCAGCGCGAGCGGTATGACGTACGAGGCGCTCGGAGCATGGCTGTCGGATCTCGGCATCTCGGTCGAGGATTTCGCGCAGGGCGTCGAGGATATGGCCGATAAGGCTGCCGACGGCTTCAACAAGATTGACACCGAATCAGGTACGAGCCTCGAAGACTTCATGGCGAACCTTGAGCACAACAAGGAAGTCATGAACTCGTGGGGCGACAACATGAACACGCTTTGGGACCAGTACGGCGAAAGCGGAGAGGAGGCCGTGCGCGACTTCCTCGAGTTCCTCGGAGAGGCAGGCCCCGAGCAGGCGAACCTCGTCGCCGAGATTGTCGAACAGGGCAACCTCGAGGATGTCGCGAACGCCTGGGCCGAAGCTGGTAAGTCGGGGCGCGAGGGATACATGAAGGAAGTCGGCCTCATCAGCTCCGGCGCGAAGGAGAAGGCAGCCGAGGTCGTCGCTGCGGTGCAGGAGGCCGCCAACGAAGCGTCGAACAAGATCACGGGGCTCGGCGACGATATAAAGAACATCCCAGAGGGCAAAGTAACCATCACGGACAACACTTCCGATACCACCAAGAAGCTGTCCTCCGTATTCGATTATGTAAAGCAAGGAGCGTACGGGACCGTCACGGTCGACATCAACGACAGGGCCTCGTATGCGCTGTCCGTGATACAGAGCCTCATACGCAACCTCACGTCGACGGTCCATACCGTGAATATCGCCACGAGGGAGAGCGCATCCGGGGCGATTTCAAGCAGCGGCATCAGCGCATTCGCGAAGGGCGCGCTCTACGACAAGCTCATCTCCGCAATCCCGATGCACGCATCGGGCGCTCTCAACGGCATCGTAGCGAGGCCGACGCTCACCAACATCGGCTGGGTCGGTGAGGACGGGGCGGAGGCCATCCTCCACATGGGCCATGCGGGAGGAGCCGTCATACCTCTGACGAACCAACGCTATGTGAGGCCGTTCGCACAGGCGGTTGCAGCCAACATGGGCAGCCGACCGAGCGTCACGGTCAACATGAACCTCAACTACGACGCATCAGACGACGCCCAGCAGATGCTCCGCGATATTGAGCGCGGCCTGGAAAACTACCTGAACCTGGAGGCATAGCATGACGGTTCCCACAAACAGGGTTTCAGCGAAGCCGACGAATCTCGCATTGAAGCGGGAAGGCAACAGCATCACCGCTTCTTGGAAAATCCCCTCGAACATGAGCAACGACAAGGAATCGGCCCATGCCGAGTTCCTCGAAGCCGAGATAGGCATAGCGCGTTCCAACGCCAAGCCAGTGTACGGCGAGATATCGCCCGATGGCACGGGCACCCACGCCATGACGGCAACTGGATACGACCACT